TGACTAAGGATGTTTTGTTGTTTACCTCCATTAGTACAATCCCATTCTTTTCTCCAAGGTTGTTTACCTGATTCCATCAGAGTAATTAGTTCTTCTACTAACTTTTCTTCTGGAGTAGGTTTCTTACTCTTGGGTTTTGCTTTTGAGCGAGTTGCTGTTGTCATTGGATTTGAATTGTTGTTGAAGTTTTAATGCAGCGGCTTCCGCATCTGATCGAAGGGGATATGTAGTCCCCCACCAGACAGATTTACCGTCGTAGTACCAAGGTTTAAATTCATAAACCAATTCTTTGATAACAGGCTCAACGCCACATTTATCTGGTACTAGATCACTATGCCGATAGGAATGAAATTCCATTAGGATCTACTGGTTTAATACAATAATTAAACGCAGTATTATCCCAGTAATTAAAACGTAGTAAGACCACATAATCCACATACCAATTTGGTTGTGTTTGGAACCACGTTTATAAGGATGTACAGCTAGATGAGGAGATCTATCCCACCCATCTACCATGTAATCTTTAGTTTTAATGGTCATGATTTAGGTAATTTACGATTGAAATTCCAGTGATCAAATCGTTGCCATAACAAATAAAGTCCACTCAGAATTCGTTTAACAAATTCCTCCAGGAACAATATTGGTATGACAATGATTTCAAATAGATCCAGTCCAGTCATGATCTTCTAAGTACTCTATATACTTATTTTCTATTGAATTAATCTTCTTATAGAAATCAGCAGTATGAGTACGTTTTTCTACTTCACCTAAAGATTGTTCTATAGGTTTAGTAAGTAGATCACAACCATGTCCTGTAACACCTTCTACAATTTCTTGTACAGTTCCATCAGGATTGATGTTAAAGCGAAGAGTAATTTGAGGCATTAATTAATCTCCTTTAAGATCTTCATAGATTCTTTTACGTTCTTGGTGTGTAAGATTTGGATGATCTTCACATACCATAATCCAGATAGGATCATCTGGATCATTGTTACCTTCATGACTCATCTGATTCATCCTCACAATAAGGTAATTCAAAAATAACTTCTAAAGTATCAACATAGTCTGTATGTTTTAAAACTTTTACAGGACATTTGTTATACCATTGATAGAAAGCATCATATTCTTTTTGACTCATTAATTACCTCCTAAGTAATAGTTGATTAGTAATAAAGATCCAATAATGGAACATGATTCCATGAATGCACGAATGAGATTATGCATTTTCAGATTGAATTTGTGATAAATGTTTTCTGAAACGAAACTCTTGTTCTAATCCCATTTGAGTATTAGCTTTTTCAACTTGTTCATGAAAGGCTTCTAGTATTTTTTTATCACCTTTAGATTCTTTAAACAAGTTGTAGATGAAAGCAGCAAGATCTATCTTTTCATCTTTAGTTAAAGCTACATAATTTTTTGCAGGAGATTCTTCATGCATTCGTTTTCTTGCTTCTTCTACATTTTCAATGTGTTGTAAGCATTCAACAAATTTAGGATCGTAGTTTCCTGGATTAATACTCATAGATCTGAATACTCGTCATTAAAATACCAAGTGATACTACTTGAGTGTTTATTTAAATAACTAATCCAGTCTTTGTCTGTATTAGGTTGAACTTCATCATCATCAAATTCAATTGTTGTATGAGCATCAACCAGTATGGTTTTATATTCATCTGGATGAGACATCTCAGGTGGATTTAAAATAGCTGGTTTAGCTAGATACTCATATTCAATTGTTGCTTCTACTTTTGCAGAAGCTTCAACTTTATTTATATGAGGTGTAGTTGTTAATGAAACTACAGGAGCATCCATTACTGTTTCCATTACTTTTTCTCCTTTTTGATGATTAGTTTTTCTGCACAGTTATAAGCTGTTGTTTTTATATAATCTTTTAATGCATCAGGATCAATTAATTCACCTCGTTTATCTGAGAAAGGTAGATCAGACAATCCAGGAATTTTATGAATTTCTTGATCTAAGTTGTTGTAATCTTCTCTGGTTTCAGGTGAATCAAAGATACCACCTTCAGCATACCTAGAGAATAATTCAGGAAAGGAATTAACTATTTTAACTTTCCTTTGTGGATCAGATGCTCTGTAGAATGCCAAGCAAGCTTGTTCAGAGGAACCTGTGCCAAAGCGATCAAATAGATATAGAGCATAATCACTCGTATATTTATTTGTAATTGGAATTGGAGTTGATTCAGTCATAAGATGAATAGAATAAAATGAGTAGTGGGGACTAACAGGATCTAACTTAGTACCAGCCCTATGGGGGGATTTCAAGCCCTGGAACCACTGATACTCCTCGATGGGAACTCGATGTACTTAAAGATAAAGTCTGGAATCTTACCAGTTGGTCCGACCAGTAAGTATCTATCTTTAGAGCAGTTAGAAGAACTCAGCTATGCAAACTGACCACGCCCCGATTAGTTTTAATAATCCTCACTTGGTAATAAATAATTTATTTCCCACCAAGGATCTGTAGGTTCATAACCATTACGTTCTAAGCATTTATAAACTATAGAATTAATAATAGTTTTTTCAGATTTTGTTAAGTGACTATAAATACACCATGTTTTTTCTAGGTTCATTTAATAGTCCACCTCGGCTTTCTTACAGTACGTGTTTGCTTTTTACCAGTAGCATTGTACTTATCAGTCATAGTTAACCACTGAGCATCACCAATCTTTCTGCCATACATATAAGCATTGACAGATTGATTAGGTTTAGGACCCGCTGGTTTTAGTTTTTTGAGAGTAAAGTTTGTAGCTGGTTTCCAGTCTTTGGTTTTCTTTGAGTTCATGATTTTTGCGAATGTGTTTGAGTTTAAGGTTGAGATTACAGAAGAATTCTGTATTTGTTTCACATAGAGAAATTAAATGTTCCATTTCGACTAATTCAATTAAGCAAGTAATTTCTTCTTTAGTGAAGTTAGTCATAGGTAAATTAATCCTCAACGATTCCTTGTATCCTTGGACCAAATGTTCGATCTATATGTCTATAAATGACACGATCTAAATGTTGATGACGAAGCCCATTTGTTTGATCTTGAACTTCAAGAAAAACACGGTCAGCTTCTTCTAAGGAGTTACAAGGAATATAGCCTCGCCTAATTTCATAAATGTTAATTCTCCATGGACCTTTATCTTCTTTACTGTTTTCATACCAATTACTTAAATAATTAGTATCATTCCAGTCAGTATCTTTCATGATGGATGATTTGGGTGTGAGTTATTTATAAATAGTCTTATTAATAAATAACAAATGAAGATAGAAGATGCAATGAAAATGTAACTCATGTTGTTAAATGTTCTTCAAAGGCCATTGTTTGAACATTGCCTGAGCCTTTAGCTTTCACCCAGTAAATCTTTTTAGAGCTGGATGTAAGTTCGTTAATCTTAACAATTCTGTAAGATTCGCCCTTAACAAGACTCTTGTTTGTAGTAGTAACTTTTGCAGTTACAGTATCACCTACTTGCATAGTTTTAATAGATTTAGGAGTGGAGTGCGACATGTTCTTTCCAGGCTTTTGTATGCATCTCGTTAAGCGTAATAGGAGGTTCACCATAATTAATTAATTCAGCATCTGTTGGTTCAGGATCTCTTTCCCATCCCAGTTTAGTAGCTGTAATTAAGATTTCCTCTCTATTCATATCAGTGATGTTATGGTCACTATTTTCTTCTAAGAAGTCAGCAGCTAGATCTTCATCATCTGAAGTCGATTCATTTACTACTGCTTCAAGTCTTTGCTTTGCCCAGACATGTGTCGTAAGTATCAAAGCCTCTTTTAGTGACTCTTCTTTCACTTGATCATTATTGAATCCATGGGAGAGAGTCATTAGTTTTCTAGCTAGTGCTACAGAGAATTGTTTCCATGTAGATTCGGGAGTTAGTTCCATTAACTTATAAGGAATAGATGTAGGTTCTGTTATTGAATTCCCCTTTGGCTGTTCCTCCGTGGGGGTGTGGGGGAATGTAATAGACATGTGCATTGTTATACCTTTGTTTCCCAGTACATTGGAGGATCTTCTGGATCAACAAAGCTTCCATCTTTAACTTCTAATCCTGTTACAGGATCAACTCCTGACCATTCTTTAGGATCTGAGTTATACATGGATTCTTTATCTTTCATCCAATCTGGGAGCATGTCATCAGTTACTTCTTGCTCGAAGTACTTATTTTCCTGTTCAGCCATGATTTTCATTTTGTTGTCATGATCATCAGCAGCTATAAAAAGATTATCGACCTTAATCTCTTTGTCATAGTTTGTGTCTGATTGTTTCACAGATTTAGGGGAATGCATTACATAATCCTCAAGATTGTGTTCAAGAAAATCAATCTCGTAGTTATCGAGATTCTTTACTCCAGATGGGAGTGGTTCTTTGAAATGATCTTTAGTCATAAGTTTCATTTAAGTTGAATTTCATAATCAATAGATTTGATACACCAGCCTGATGCAGTTGTAAGTTCTTCGATTAAGTCATCTTCATCATCTGCTGACCAACAACCAATATGTTTACGAATAACATCTTGTTGTTCATCATTAGTCATGGGAGATTCATAATCATCTTTGAAATCAAAATCAATTGATTTAACATTAAAAAGCATCAAGTTACCTCCACAGTGTCATAGATTTCTACATCATCACTACTAATTTCTTCGTAGTCATGGAAATCTGCTTCAAGCTTTCGTTCTGCTAATGCAGTAGCTTCTCCTTTAGTTTCTGCTTCATATGTATACCCATAATAGGTAAGACACTTTGCATAAACTCTAAATTCTTTAGACATTAAACCTCCTTGGTTGTAGTGAACTAAACAGTTTAATTAAGCGTCATATTTAGGACGCATAGAATAGATGAATACTTATGTGATTCTGTGATTAATAATGTTTGATCAAGTCATGCGATTAGCTGGTAACATTCTTAAAGGAAGCAATTTAGATCCACAAGGACAAGCTCAACGCCACATGATGGCAGCGAGAGCATCTAATATTGCTAAACAGAAAGTTACTGTTCTACCTTCTGCTATGGGTAATCCAGCTGTATTGAGAGAACAAATATCTGGTCCAAGTGCTTTATATTCTCATCAGAATATGCCAGCAGTACCAATAAATCCAGGTATGGGTCCAATTGTTTCAACAGATCCAGCTGTACTTAGACAGTTAGCTGACGAAGGAAGAATATAAATCTGGGATCATGTCCTTCGACTAAACATGACGACTTACATAGATGCAATCATGCAGACCTACTTGCCTCATGCATCTAATGCCCAGCTACGCTAAGTGTTTATAAACCTGGGTGATAATACGCTACGAAGGGGGGAGGGGAGCAGCAGCTAAACGATGTTGAGCATGCTTAGATAACTTCCCTGTTCCTTCATGCTTTATCCAGTAATAATAAAATGCACGACCAATCTTGTTCTTCTCTTTAACAACTTCAGTTACATAACCGTAAATACGTTCATTACTAAAGGTTGTAGCTGTATGAGCTTTCTTGTAGACACGATCTTTTAATTGAAAGATTTGGCCTACTAGTTTGTTGGTCATAGATTCAAAATATTATTATTGGATAATCATAATAAAAATTAACGAAAATGACAAAGCCCTTGGAAATTAAACCAAGGGCGTTGCAATTAGAAACAAATTCTTTCTGCAGAATGAAGTTTACATTCTGGAGTGATAATGAATTTGTGTGGGTCATCAATGTCTTTAGTCTTTAGATGATCTAATTGTTTGATAAGAATCTTGAGTGATTTCTTAGCAGCATCTAAATTTTCAAAACTGATTGTACCTCTACTTGTGTGGCAAGGTCCAATACAAGTGGAATGTTCTATGTAAATAGCTTCATTACCAGCATTTGGATGGCAATGATGAGATGTTTTTGAAACTTGGAAAGTTTGATTTGTAGGAGTGTTTTGAAGCTCGTCTTCTAAGCTCATTTAGATGCCTCCTGTTCTTTGATGTACTCATCAAGTTGTTGATTTTCACGAGCAGCTTCAGCAAGAACTTCAGCAGCATCATCTTTGGCATTTAAATCAATGCCTTGAAATTGCCCACAATCACCAGCATCAAGAGTAGAAGATTTTGGTTCAGGCATTTCAACATCATTCCAATTAACTTGGTTCATCATTAAAGTTGCGATTAAGTAATAACCTGTCTCATCAGGATGGGTCGGTTAGTTCCCATCGACTCCCCGAAGGGAGTTTCGACTATTTAGCCATAGTCTTTACCTTTGGATTGGTATTAGATACTTCAGGTTTACCAAGTCTTTCAACAACTGCATATCTCAAACGCATTTCAGGCATTTTGAGTGTACGCATTGCTCCTTCTTGATCAACATAGTGATCTCTAATAGTGCGTCTATCGGCACTACCATGGAAGGCGACTTGTCTACCTTGAAGCTTGGCACCATCTTTATGAGCTTTATAAAGACCGTTCTTACTTCTAGCAAATACTTTGACGAGGCTATCATCAAGATCGCTAGAGATAATTTCGATCTCTAACCACTCATCTTCTCCGTTCTTAGCTAAACGAACGTAGCTGATGTTTCCAGTACCTTGTACGGTAAGCATGGTATTAAGTTGAATTGTGTTGGAGCCTATCCCAAACGTGTAGGCAGAGAGGATGAACCCCTCAGGGAGCCAACCCTTTCGGGAATGACTCCAGGAGAGAATCAACTATAGTTCCACGTTCTTAACCCTCAATATGAAAGAGTTAATAGCTTCCTTTAAAACAGGGAGATACTTGTTTTGGAAGTCGGAAACTAGATCATTCCATTCCTTTAGATGTTCTTTCCAACGGAGGATGAAATCACTTTGGTAGCTAAGAGTATCAGTACCTAGAAGAGGAATTTTACGGACAGATTTAAGAACCTTAATTTCTTGATCAGCAATCTTTAGTAAAGATTCATTCTCATTGTTATCAGCTTTAAGCTTGTCACATTGAGAGCGAACTTTAACTAACTCTGCTTCAAGATCATTATTGGTACATTTAAGTCCTTCGATTATCTCTTCAAGAGTCTTGATATCATGGTCATGATCTTCTTTTAAAGTCTTAATTTGATTCATTTGGTTATCATTGAAACCACGTAAATCCTTAATAGTAAGCTTTAAAGAATCACATTCCTTTTGACTACCTTCGTATTCATCTTCTGATTCTTTGAGAAGAGCATAACAGAGTTGCTTATCAGCACCCAGATACTCTGGATGAGTAAAGTCAATGTTGAATTTATCAACAAGCTTTTGCTTCAACTCTTTCTTAGCTTTGTCCATAGAACAAGTAGGTATAGAACAAGCAGGGCAGAACCCTGCAGAAAGCCCACCATTGCTGGAAGGGCTTTGAGAAGGGATCAGAGATTACATGACTTTTCCTCGTAGTAAGATCTCATGGTTTCTATTAGATCTTTGCAACCAGACATACGACTGATTTCAAATTCTCTAGTTTCTACCATTTCGTCATAAGGAGAAAAAGTTGTAACTCTGTGATACTCCATGAGTAATGACCTGTTGTGACTCGTACGGTTAATAACCTGAGTAGGAGCACATTGAACCCAGTCATCAGATGCTTCTGATTTGGGAGGCCAGAATTCAAGTTTGTGAGTAATAGCCATAATAAATTAGGGGCTAAAGGACAAGGGGATGAACCCCTCAGTCTGCCTCCGAAGAAGCAGAGGGAGAGGATCAAGATTCAATAAAACGTAGAAGAGATTGCAATAACCTCTTCCGTGTTTCAATTTTGCGGTCTATTAAAGATCTTTGGTAGTTATCTTCAATGTCAGACCATGTGCGATCATTTTCCATAAGCATTAATATTCTTGAGGAATATATAAAGCAGGACGATCACACAGATAAGAACTATGAAGGAGGTCATTAGATAACCTCCTCATGCCATGATTTAATATCAGTCGTAGGACGAATAGCATCAGCTACTTTGAAACGTAGTGAGTTCCATTTACCTGATACTTTCTGTACTACTTTGGTATTATCAATGGCATTATCAAGCTTCTCAACAGCCTGGGAAGACTTATTGAGAACAGTGCTAACGGCTTTAATAAAAGACATAGTTAAAAAGACCACTCTCGTTGAGTGGTAATACCAAGGGGAGGGAGTTGAACCCTCCTTTACAGCTAAAGCTGACCCTGCTTGGTAGGATAACCAAACTCTTTACAGAAATCGAGATGGTTTTGATGTAGGTGTGTAGGCCAGTCATGAGCAAGACACTGGGTACGTGTAGCTTTCTCAATGAAATGACCAGCTACTAGGGGAGTACTTAAAAGTACGACCCCATAGGTAGCAACTGTTAAAACAGTTTTGTAGGAGGTAGGCATCACTTACCCCCTTTAAGGTTGGACCAGAACTCTCTTGCACCTGTATAGGTCAAGATTGCACAGCGGTCATAACCTTTCTGACCTTTACGTACATGTTCTTCAACCATTACGCCATTGGGTGAACCAACGTGGAAGTGGTAATGAGCCTTCTGATTATGTAAGACGTAAGTAGTCATAGGATTCCTCCTGTGTGCAGTGCCTATCTCTGCTGAAGGCGATACCGAGGGAGGGAGTTGAACCCTCCTTTACAGCTAAAGCTGACCAAACTCAGTTAAAAGGGAACAGGACCAAGCTCTTTAACAGTAAAGTTCTTAGTCTTATCTCTTGCTGTTTTCCATGCATACTTAATAGCGTCATCTCGATCCAAGAAAAAACGAGCAGTATTTCGAGTATCAAATTGGACACCGTACCGTATGTCACGAGTATCATCATCCAATACAAAATGGAATGATGAACCATCAGGGAAACGCCAAGCCTTTACATACATAATGAATACCTCAATTAGTAGGAACGTATGAGTGCCATGAGCCACTGTAGTGATGTGTGACTAAAGCCATGCCAATAGCAAAGATTGCAAATGGAATTGGATAGTCATCAATCATGTAGCTAATGCCAGCGAGAATACGTTGAATTGATTTCATAATGATTAATGAGAGTGTGGTGCTAATCTCCACGTAAAGCAAACGACTGGACTTATAACTACTGTCGTAGAAAGCCAGAGTAATTACAGTTCTATCCCGAACTTATTCCGCTGAGATTCTCTCCCCAATTTCAGGCACGATTGTGGAAAAACGTGGGAAAATTGTGGAAAAACACGCAGAAAAGTAGGGAAAAGTGTATATTGTTACAATCCTTTACATTCCAGTGGTCATACAAGGATGGTCTATATACCCTTTCTTTTTTTTCTTTCCAGGTTTGCATTCGGGAGACAGGTGTGTTACCCGTCAGGAAATTTTGTTCCCTATTTGGGCCATACACGGTTTTTTCGTTGAACAAAAAGTCTAATTTTGTACTAAAAATCCCTAATTAGCCCAAGAATGGGGCCAAAAGTGTGCAAAGTGCAAGAAAAAAGTATTACTTAGTAATAATTATTTTTTAGATTTCTTATATGTGTCGGCTGCTTTTACGGCTTTTCTAAATGCATCTTCATCTGGAAGGTTAAATGCTAATTCTTTCTTACCTTCGTCTATAAAATCACGAACTTCCCCATCCGTCTTACCATCGGCTGCCATTTGTAGGGCTTTACCTTTAATTGCTTCTAGTCCTTCGACTCTTTTTTGCCTTGTTCCAGCGTCCATTCGCTCATCTCAAGTTATTTACTAATAATAATGCCACTATTTCTTAGATTTATGAAGAATAGAATGATTAGAAGGAAAATATTTTGAAAATAAGCTGATATGGCTGTCGCTGCTGCTGATTTTTACACATATGCTAGAGCTACTGGTACTCCATTACCTAAGACTAAGCAAGAAGAGGCACAATTAACGCCAGCTGTGGATAAGTGGAAAAGATCTAGAACAAAAGCACCAGAACGACAAGAAGATTCAAACGCAATTAGAAATATCCTTGGAACAGGAGCAGTTGCTGCAGGATTAGCAGGTGCAGCGGCATATGGTTATAGACGTGGATGGGGAGATACCCCTGGAAGACCAGGTGATGGTCCAACACCAAAAGGATCACCTAGTCCTGTAACTCCTGGAGGTGATTTACCTTCTGATATTCCTGTTCGTTTATATAAAGACGATCAAAGAGGTATTCAAGTTGGTAAACAAGGAAACTTATATAGAACACAACCAGTTGATATAAAAGAACAACCTCAATTTCAGACTGAAGTTATAAATACAGCAGGTCAAGAAAGGGATTGGCGGATTGCTTATATCAAAGGAAGAGAAGATGGCTTATCTGATGCAGATGCAGTTTTATATGCAAAAAGAACAGTAGGTCAGCCAATTAAAGAAGGTTACTATCCTGGTCCAGAGACAGAGCATAGACAACATCTATCAACATTAAAAACAAGTAGTCCTATTAATCCTCGTGCTTATATTGAAAAAACTGGAGCTATAGAGCCTACAGTACAAGTAACTAAGACAGAAACACTTAATCCTTGGGATGCTCCTTTTGTTAGACAAGGAACAACCTCAGTAACTAATGTTGATACTCCTAAAGATCTTTTAGCTTTACCTGCTGCACCGACATATATAGATACAACTTCACCTGAACAGTTATATGTACAAAAGAAATTAGCAGAATTACAAACAGGTCCAAAAGCTTTGGAATCCTTGGGTGATGAACAAATAGATGTAATACGTGGAACAGTAGCAAATTCTAAGTTATATCCTGATACGACAAGTGAAGTACGTCGTCAAGAAGCAAGGATGAGAAGTAATGACAAGATTGCTAAAGAAGGTATTGATGAATTATTAGGAAGGGAATTTCTTGACGATACTTTAGTTGAACAACAGAAAACTATTGGTCCAGAACTAACTGAACAAACACTTGAATCTGCTAATAGTGGTTATGAGCAGATGGATGATGCATTCGATAGATCTGTTCAAAGAGATACAGATTCTATTGCTGTTGGTAGCCAAGCAGTCGAATTAGAAAAAACTCAACAGGCATTATTATCTCAAGCACAACTAGATAAAATTAATCGAGTAGGAATTACAGGTTCACGTATTGCTGGTCCTAGTAATATTCAAAGAGGTTCGGTAAGACCTGGACAAAGAGAATTACCAATTGTTTATAGTACTCAAGAAAAAATTAATCCTACATTAAAAAGTGAACTTATTAATGAAGGGCCAACGTATACCTCGGTAGATGAACATTTAGCACGTTTTGAACCTGTACCAGAAAATGTTTCATTAGATCCTTTAGAAAAAGATCTTATAGAAGCTCGTGCCATGGCAGAGTTAAGTCAAAGAGAAGAAGAATTAATAAAAAGTGGATTAAGACCTGTTACTAAAGGAGGTCAACCAACTATCAGATTTGATAATGCAAGAGCAGCTGGATGGACTAGTAAACAATACACTCCAATAAGTATCACTAGTAGTCGTTTTCAAGAAAATGCTTCAATGCCGAAAACATTAAGAGAAGCATTAGGACAAGAATCAGGAAGAGTATTTTATGAAGTAGATCAACGAGGAGAAATAATTCCAGAAACTGTACAAATACGTGGAGAACGTCCTGAAGTAATTAGACAACCAAAAAGTGGAGGTGGTAGAAAAACAGCAGAAGTACCTGGACCTAATCCTAATAGTGAATTAGATAGATTAATAAGAGAAGCACAACAAGGAACGGGTTCAGGATTATTAGATAGTAGAAAAATGAAAACAAGACAAACAAGATATATAGGAGAAGAAATAGAACCTGAAAGACAATATTATGGATACAGAATTACTGATACAGGTGGTTTAGAAACTTCTCCTCGTATAGATACAGATGGAGTAGGTGATGCTGTAAGTGGAAGAACTATTGGTCCTTATGGTATTGAAAATCAAAATACATCACCAAAAGAATGGACAAATAAATCACATGCTATTACTTCTATTGCACCATCAGCCAGTCCACGTTCATGGACACCAGCAGCAGGTACAGCAGGAAATGAAAATGTAAATATTGTAATTTCAGGAAGTAGAGATTATACAAATTATCCTGAATTTGTTCAAAAGACAGATCAGATAATTAGAGAAATGAATATACCTGCTAATAAAAAAATTACCATTGTTGAAGGAGGAGCAAAAGGAGCTGATAAATTAGCTGAACGTTATGCAAGAGAAAGAGGATATGGTCTTGTAGTAAAACCAGCTGATTGGAGTAAAGGAGGAACTTTAAAATATCCAGAATATGATAAATCTGCAGGACCTAGAAGAAATGAAGAAATGGCTGAAATGGGTGATGTAGGTATTGCATTCCCTGGAGGAAAAGGTACTAGTAATTTTGTAAAAACAATGGCTAGAAAAAAAGGTAAGCCTGTTTATTACGCTAGTGAAATAACAGAAGCAACTCCCGAAAGTAAGAGAGCAATGGAAGCAAGCGAAGAGATTAGAAAGATTTATAGTAGTGGTAGACCTGATGCCCAACAGCAAGTACAGGCTTATATACAAGGTCTTCGTAAAGGACAGCAATTCTGATTATGGCTAATAAAAAGAAAAAGGATAAAAAGAAAAAAGAATGGATTGGAGATGCAATCGAACGTCCTGGTACTTTTACAGCTAAGGCTAAAAAGAAAGGAATAACATCTGCACAGCTTCAAGAAAACGTTTTATCTAATCCTGATGATTACGATGAAAAGACTGTAAAACAAGCGAACTTACGTAAGACATTAGTTAGAGTAAATAAAAATAAGAAATCTAAAAAATAATGGTAAAAGACGCTCGCTTTGATTTAGGCAGATACGTTAGTAATCCTTTTAATAAAAGAGGACATATACCGAAACGACTAGATTTTAATGAACTGTTTGTATCAAAAGCTAAGGAAGGAGAATATCCTTGGAACCCTTCACGATTTGGTTCAAGCGATTTATTAAAGAAAGCACAAAGCAGAAAGATGACTCTGAACCCAGAGTTAAACTTTGTCGGTAATTCTCCTTTCTTTGATCAAGATGGGGAGCAAATGGCTCCTAATGATTATGAAATGTTTGAAGGTCTTGGAAGATTTAAAAGACCTTTTGATTATGACTTTGAAGAAGGCAGAGCACGTACTAATAATCGACCACAAACACAGCCAGATTTTAATCCTGAATGGATGGAAGCTTATCGTTTAAGTCCAACTTTAAATCCTGGAGAAATGTCGAAGAACCCAATGCCTCGCATGCGTGACCCTGATCCAAATGGTTACTTAATGGCAATGGCAGAACAACGTGCAAAATCAGAAGTTGAAGATGATCCAGATATATCTGATCTACTAGCTAGAGGTAATCAAGTTGTATCTGAACAGAAAGCAGCAACGGAACAAAAGGAAGGACAAGAAACAGTTGAAGAAGCTGAGAGTAGTCCAGATAAAATAAAAGGAACGGAGAAATAGAATGAGACAAGTATTAACAGCACTTAAATATTTTAAGCCGCCAGCTTCTGCAGGAGGTTTAACAAAAGAATTATTACTCCAATCATTACCTGGTGCTTTAGCTTCTGGTGGTTTAACAGGAATAATGACAGGAGATCCTATGGCTGGTTTAGCTGTAGGAGGAACTGATTTACTTGGTAGTACAGCAATAGCTAGAGTTTTAGGAAGTAGAAGATTGAATACAAAATTAGCAAAAATGGGTGCTCCTAATTTAGGTATAAAAAGCCCATTAGGAGGTAGATGGGGAAAAGTAGAACTAGATGACGGCACTATGGGTCCTAGTAGATATTTAACAAGTGTTCCTCAAAACATAGGAATTATGGGTACAACCTTTATGACTCCTATGCTTGTTGAACCAATGTTTGCTAAAAAGCAACAACAACTTGCAGGACAAGGAGCAACAACTGCACAGCAATTAACACAAAGACAAAATGTTAATCAGTCACTTATGACTGGTCCAATGTCTGCAGGAACGATGTTTCAATTAGCAGGAACTCCAGTTCCTAATGATGTCAGAGGAATCTACTAATGGCACGTAGAGATTTTTTACAAGATCTTGTAGAAGATATAGCTTCTGGTTATAAGATTGGAGAAAGAGCGACTTATGACGCTAAGAAAAGACGTGGTTCTTATAGACATAGTGTTTTTGATCCTCGCTTTGCGAAGGATATGTTTGAAGGTACAGAAGGATATACAACACAAGAAGGTGCAAAAGTTTCAGGTACTAGAAAGTTAAAAAATCCTGCTGAATTTTTAGGAGCTTATGGTGCTCGTTTAGCAACAGATTTAGGTTCTGATGCATCTCGTCAATTCCTTTGGAGATATAACCATCCAATGGCTTTAGCAGAACTTGCAGGTAATACGGTTATAGGTGAAGAAGGAATGGCAAGATTAGATTCATTAACTCCTACTCAAAAAGCAGGGATCATGAGTGTATCTGTTGGTATGCCAGCTTTTGCTTCTATGGGTACTATTGATGCAACAAATCCTGGTGAACTATTTAGACCTAAAGGTTATTCACAAAACTATCCAGGAGTAGGTTCAGACGATAGACGAAAAACAGAACAACCTGGACTTGAAGCAATTGATCGTTTTGTTTTAGGTCGTAGAGGTAAACCTCTTAAGTATGAAGATGCTAAAAAAGATATACCAAATTTAACTCCTCAAAAATATGGTGAGTTTTTAAGAAACCATTATCAAGATAGAGGTTTAACAGGTCTTGGATTATTTAAATTTACTGGTGAAAATATAGAAGGACATCCTGAAGCAAGAGTATTAGGATTTCCTATTGGCTTACAAGGCGTTGGAGCTGTTGCTGGTGGTGCTTTAGGTGCTAGAACAGGTTTGAATCCAAGAGCAAAAGCTAGTGGTGTTAAACCTTTAATTAAACCTAGATATATTGCACTTAGAGGAGGAGCAGGTGCATTAGCTGGTATGGCTGCTGGAAAACTTACAAATATGGCAATTGCGTCAGCGAATAGACCTAAGTATCCATCTACTTATGAATACACTCAGGGACAATAATTATGCTGATAAAATTAAAGTTAGGACAAGCCTGTATAGATGTTACTTAAATGAACAATAATTGGGATTGGCAAGGCGTTTATGATCAATTAACTTTTGAACAGTTAATGAATCAAGCCCGTAGGGGTAAACAAAGTGTTGGACAAGTATTAAGACATACTTTTCCACAGACAGGTGCAAGGATAGGTGGTAGTGGTTTAGTTGCGATGGGATCTAGAAGAATCCCATTAATTGCAGGTGGATTACAAGCATTAACTGGTGATCCTGTAGGTGGTCTTGGTACAGCAGGTGGTGGAGTTGCAGGTGCAATGATAGGTCAAGCTCTTATTCCTATTCCTGGAGTAGGTGCAGTAGTTGGAGGTCTTGTAGGTTCTCAAGTTGGTCAAGGAATTACAAGAGGAGCACAAAGACTTGCAGGAAACGTAGTTGGTATAGATCCTACTGATCCTTTAAGTGGACCTGATTGGAATCTTGGTGGTATTGCATTAACTCCTTATGCAAAAACAAAGAAAAGGACAAAACGTGGATTAGAGATAGCTAATATGCAATTACCTTTGTATAACGAAATTGCTAATAAAGAACTTGAGAGAAAAATGAAAAGAGATTCTCTACAGCAAACTTCTCAGATAGTTAGCAATATCTATTCATCTAATCCATACATGAGGTAATAAAAATGGGAAGAAAATCAGGACCACAACGAAGAGCAGATCAAGCTGAAAGATTGCTTAAAAGTCAGCTTGAAAAAGAAGAAAAATTAAAACAACTTGGAATTACCAATTTAGCTGAAGGAAAGACTTCTATATTAGATGGACGTGTTATAGCTAAAGATAGACCAAGTGGATTTAATAGAGGACTTGCTGGAGTTGGCGATTGGGCAACTTTTGGTTATTGGGATTTTGATAGACAAGGGAATTTATTTGGTGGACAACATAGTAAATCAAAATATGGAGGACTTGCTGAAGGCTTAGAAAGAGATGGAGGTGATATTAAACTTAAAAAAGGATTTGAATATATAGATCCTTTAGATCCAGATGCAGGAACACAAAAAGAAGGTACAAGAGAAGCAGAAGCACTTGAAAAAGAAATAGCAGCAGAAACTAGAAAAGAAGAATTAGGAATTAGAGGAGCTAATAGACAATTATTTAATGCACAGCTTGCAGCTATTCCAGACATCATGCTTAGAGGTGGAGAAGGTGTAGCAAAAATTTATAGCGATCAAGCAGCTAATACACTTCAATGGGCAGCGAATTTACCGAAATATAATTTACCTGCGATGAATTATACAGCTCTTAGAAATTATGGATTGGGCGGCTAGACTTACGGGAGTTAAAATGTTATATAGCATCACAGGAGGAAGCCAATAAATGCTGGGCGCACTTTTTGCATCTAAAGGTTTTGCAGCTGCTGCTCCTATTATTGGTGCAGGTATCACTGGTATTTTTGGTGCTCGTGCTGCTGCACAACAAGCTAGAGCAGGTCTTGCTTCAGCTAAAGCAGCAGATTGGAGAGCAGAACAAAGTATTCTTGCTAATAGAGATACAGCTAAGTTTGGATTAGGTGCTCAGATCTATCAAAACTTATTTAATGAAAGAAGAGCAAATAAAGATTTAGCAAGACAAAAAGATGCAGCAAGATGGGGAGAAGAGGTATTAGCACCCTTATCAAATCGAAATCAAATAGATTTGTTTGAAAGGAAAGTTGCAGCGGAGTCTTCTCCAGAAGCGACTAAGTTAAGAAAGCGAATGAAAAGAGAAGATTTTGCAAATAAAATGCTAACAGCGAATGCAAATCTATCAGGAATATTTGGTCCTACTTCTCAAGATCAAATGTATAAGTCACATCTAGGAATGTTTGGTTAATCATGACTTGTTCACTTACACATCTAAATGTTCTTTTGGCTGATGGGGAAACTAAACCTATCGGTCATTTAAAAGTAGGCGATAAAGTCGATACATTACATCAAGAAAGTTTTAAGCGTGGTAAATATAAAATCCTTTCTATTAAGAAGGAAAAGTCTAAGTTACTTGCTTTAGATTTTGAAGGAGAAAAGATTGAATGTTATCCTAACCATCGCTTCTATTGTGAAAACAAACGTAAGTGGATTAAGGCTAAAGATTTAAACAGAGGAACTAAAGTACTTGGTTTAGATGGATATATTGAATTTACTGATCGTAAAAAGATTGGTGAAGGTGAGGTTATTCATTTAGATGTAGAAGGAGCACATACCTATGTTTCAGGTAAAGTTCTTTCTCATAACAAAGGTAACGTTACATATAATCCACCACCTCCACCACCACCTGATAAGACTTTTGAAAACTATTTAAAGTATCAAAGGGAAAGAGATGAAGATGCAGAGTATAGAGATTGGCTAGGTGGTATTCAAAAGTATAAAGGTCAGAAAGGAAAACAAACTTCTGGTAGATCTGGATGGGATGCACATAAAGCAAGTGTACAAAATAAATTAAGTAAGAATTTAATTAGCTTTACACAAGCTGAAAAAGAATTAAAGGATTACGCTACTGATTACAACTTAGCTGCTGGAAGTATTAATTATTCTGGTGGTGATGATCCACGTCAGATGTGGGATCGTTATAAAGATAAAGATGCTCCTGAAGGTGGATGGACAACTTCTCCAACTTATGAAACACCAGATAGATGGAAAAATTGGAGTGTTAATAAAGCTTTAGGTGAGTTAGGTACTTTCTATCATGGTGGTGCTGCTACAACAGGTGGTACGACTGGTGGTACGACTGGTGGTACGACTGGAGGAACGACAGGAGGAACAACTGGTGGTGGTTTATTAGGACAAAGAAGAGATACAAATATCAAAGCAGCCTATGAAGAAATCTTAGGTCGTTCTGGTACTGCTGATGAAATAGCTAAAGCTAAAGAAAGATTTGGTTCTGGCTATTATTCTGATATTGATAGTTTTAAAACAGGTCTTACTTCAAGTTCTGAGTACAAGGATAAATTCCAACGTAGTTATTTAGAAAACTACTACGATACGATGTATGGCAAAGAGGAAAGAGATGCCTCTGGAGCACGTACAGGTACACGTACATTTAACTTTGATAAATCACTACTGCCAAGTTACTCAGGTGACTTAGAAGGTGATACAGGCGTTAAGATGCCTGATTGGAAAGATCAATATAAAGGTACTCCTGCAGAGATTGACTTTGCAATGGATAACATACGTGAATCACGTAAGTTCCTCTATAGTGCTGGCTTAACTAACTTACAAGGAAGTATTGATAAAGAAGTTCAAAAACTTAAGAACGAAGGTGGTAAGGAAATTACTAGGATTGGTAAAGAAGGCGATATGTATGCAAGTGTCGTTAACGCATTTAATTTCTAGAAATACACTTGCTATAATTACTTTAGTCTTGAACAATTATAGAAATGACAACACCTACAGGACAAGGTACTGGTGATGACTATTTTGACATCAAAAAATTTGAAGATTTATTAGGTCGCCTTGAAGCTTCTAAAGGTCGTCAGCAACGTCAGAAATCTCTAGAAGGTCGTCGTGATACATGGGCAGCTGGTCTTGCCAACATGATGAACAACTTCTAAATTTCTTATAGGATTTATTCGTTATGACAAGCTCAGTACCAAAAGGTCAAACTGATGTCGATGACTGGTTTGATATAGATAAATATAAACAGGCTGCTGGAGTTGCCTACGAATTTTCCAAAAAGAAAATGGAGGATGCTGGTGAACAAGACAGGCAAACCATCGGTAAAAAAGGTACCGAACAAAGACGTTCCGCTGAACAAGAGCAACAGTATAAAGCAAAAGACGAAGAAAGAGACTACAACCAGGCGCAACGAGCTTATAGATATTGAGCTATTTGATGCATGGGTTGATAATTTAGATTCATCAACTCAAGAGTCTTTTTGTTCGTTTGCTTCTGATAATTACTCGGTCATCGAAATCTATTTATATTCCCGATTTCTTGGTTATAGGGGATCTATAACTGCGTGTGATCTTTGGGTAAGAAAAGAATATACAAAACCAGATCATCGTCAAAAGCTTCTATTTGAAATAGATGCAATGCAAGAAGATATTCGTAAATTAAGAGCTGATGTAGAAACAGGTTTAGTTAAGCGTGATGCAGGTGTTGCACGTATAGCATCTATGCAAAAAGAATTACGTGGTCATATAGATCAAGTTGAAAAGTTTACCAATACAAAAGATAGAAAAGGTATTCTAATGGCTGGTGCAGATCGAGCTATTAGAGAATTAATGTTTATATTTAAAGATGATCCAATTGAAATTCCTTTGGAGGAAGCAACTATGAGTGTATGGGCAAGAATGCAACTAGAAGAATAGGTGAATTAAAATATATTTAAGTGAAAATTCTAGTGAATAGAAATGGGTGCTGAAAGAACACAAAAAGGTGCAGTAGGACAACAGTTAGCAGCATCTGGTAGAGCTAGAAGAGCTGAAAAGATTCGTCGGGATGAAACTGGAGGAGGACCAAATATTGGTAGAGATGTATCTAGAGGAGTAATGGAAGATCAGATGCTTAGGAATGATCAAGAAGGAAAGCAAAAACAAGGAAAAGGAGGCAGACCAGGCAAGCCTATTGATCGTAGACCAATGCCAGAAAAACCACCTAGAGATACTGGTTTTAAAGACTATAAAGAAATAGGAGGTAGACCATCTAAGCCACCTAGAGATACTGGTTTTCAAGATTATAAAGAAGGAAGACCTTTTGAACCACCAATGGATGGTAGACCTCCAAGTAGACCAATCAGGGGAGATGATCAGTATGGTCCAGGCAGACCAGGCAGACCAATAGGAGATGATAACTGGGCAACTTTACCTTATTTCCCTGGAAAGGGACCTATGCCTGGTATACCAGAGAAACCTATTGGTGGCAGACCTCCTGTAGAGAAACACCCTTGGGGTAGAGAAGATGATCCTAACTATGGTAGGAAAAAAGATGCATGGCATCAAAGAAGAAAAGAAATGGAAATGAAGAGAAAAGAAGATATGTGGAGAAGAGCAAAAGAAAGAAGAGGCGGTACTGATCTAGGTCCAGGTAGAGGAGATCGTTTACCAGAAGATCCTTATTTCTCTCAAGATAGATTTGATGCTTTCAAACAACAAGGTGGTCAAAATTTAGAAAGACCAGGAGCAGCAGCTACAACTCTTCAAGATTTTATGGCACAAATGGCTAACCTACGTGGTGGAGGAATGAGATAAATGGCTAAAGGAAAAATGCCTCCGCAGTTAGTGGAATACTTTAAAAAGAAAAACGCTAAAAAAGAAGATGGTACTGAAATGAATGATAAGGAAAAACGTAAGGCTGCTTTAGATAAAGCTCGTAAATATCAAGAGCAAAAAAAAAATAAGCCAAAAGAAGATAAGTAAACCTGAAATTCAAAAACATCCTGCAGAGATTGATGATGCAGGTCGTCATGTTTAAAAATAATTTATTAGTTATTATTAAAGTAATACTTTGATTACTTCTTGTGCCTTCATATACTCATCTTGCATATAGACGTAATGCGAAGGCTGCTGCACGTAATCAACAAATAAAGAAACCTAAAAATTTAGCAGACTTAAAAAGAGCAAGAGATGATTTTGGTTACTTTTGTGATTATGTAGCAGATAAACCTCCTGCGTATCACCATAAAGAATGGAATAGAAATTTTATAACAAATGAAGATAGTAGTTGCTTAATAAAAATTGCTGGACCAAATATTGATCTATTAGCCCCTCGTGGTTCTGCGAAATCAACTGTTCTTGGTTTATTAACTGCATGGGCTATTGGTGTTCATACACAAGCTGGTCTTCCCTTACAAGTTCTTTATCTTTCTTATACCGTTGATATTGCTCGTTCTAAATCAGCAACAATTAAACGTATTATTGAAAGTAAAAGATACCAAGAAGTATTTCCTAAAGTTCGTTTACTTAAGAATGTAACGAGTAACGAATATTGGTCGATTGATCATAAATTTGCAGGTATAGATACAACTGGTGAAGAACAATTTACTCTTTGTGCTGCTGGACTAAAAGGTTCCGTTACATCTAAGCGTTCTCATCTTGTCATGATAGATGACGCTATTAAATCAGCTGCTGATATTGCTAATCCTGATATTCGTAAAACAATGCAGGAAAATTGGAATGCAGTTATCGCTCCTACTATGTTTGAAGGAGGACGAGCTATTTGTCTTGGTACTCGGTTTAGACATGATGATATACATTCCACTACCTTTAACGAACAAAATAATTGGACACAAATAGTTCTTTCTGCAATACAAAATAATCCTAAAACAGGTGATGAAGAATCATATTGGCCTGAAATGTGGTCCTTGGAATACTTAAAAGAAAAAAAACGGCAATCTCCGATTGCCTTCTCCTTCCAGTATATGAATCAAGTCGTTCGACAAAATGAATTATCGCTTGCACCTGAACTGATTGTTAAAGCAGAAATATCAACCGAATTTGATACGTTAGGAGTGGGGGTAGACTTGTCAGCAGGAATAAGAGAAAAGAATGACTATACGGTAATGGTACTGGGAGGGAGGATCGAAGATCGAGTACATATCATTGATTACAGACGCATAAGAGTTATGGGTAATTTAGAAAAACTCGATGCATTAAAAGAACTGTTGAATGATTGGTCGATCATACAAGTAGATCAAGGTGGACTTTATTATCCAACACATTCAACTTGTGATATATGGTCTGAAGCCGTTCAATATCAAGCATCATTAGAAGCAGATTTTAAACGTATTTGTTTACAAAATGAGAGTTTATATAATCTAATTTGGCATCCAGTTAAAGGTTTTAGAGGAGACAAGTTAGCTAGATTCCGTGGAATTATGGGTATGTTTGAAGATAGAAAAATTATATTTAACCGTTATAGAAACTTTACAAATATGTTTGAAGAATTAACTAACTTCGGTGTTAGTGGTCATGATGATTGTGTGGATGCATTAGTTTGGTTAGTTACTGGATTAATGAAGAAAGGTCATCTGCAATTAGATTTTTGATTTAGAATAAAGAAAAAGGATAGAGTTGTGGGACCAGACTTTCTGACACTTGCATTAACAGCTGTTATTTCTTCTATAACAGGAGGAGGTTGGATTGCTAGTAAAGTTTTAGAACGTCATAAAGAACGACTGAAAGATTCTATTCAGAACTTAGAAAATCAACGAATGCGTATTAATGCATTGGAGGAACATGTGAACAGAATGCCTTTGGAATATGTTTTAAAAGTAGATTTTGTTCGTGAATTACAAGATATGAACGATCACTTTAGAGCAATTCATAATAAGCTTGATAAGCTAATGGAAAAGCTCATAGAGAAATGACTTACATACTGGAGTTAGAAGATAATGTATTTGGTGACTTATGTATTAGTTTTCCTCCTGAAATAACAGATGAATTGCAATGGGAAAGAGGAGATCATTTGGAGTGGGATATTAAAGGCATTGGTATTGTCCTAACTAAATTAAATGATCCAAAAGGCTACAAAGTACAAGAAGAGTAAAATAGATCTATATATTGGGTAATAGAAATGTATTACAGTGGTGAATCAAATGTACCAGGTGCTCCAGGAAATAATTGGGTTGGAAGTTCTATGCCTGTCGTTAATCTTGGATATGGTGGACAGCAAGGACAAGTAGTTGCAGGAAATCCAAGTTTTAATATTAATGAAAGTGCAGGAACTAGAAAAATTAGAAGTATCAGACGTTTAGGAGAAAGTGGTGTAGGAGGAGAAAAAGATGCAGCTGTTGAAATGCTTAAAAGATTAGGTGGACCACAACTTCCTCAAGTTAATGTTCCAGGTGCTCCAGGGAATATAGGAGGATTTGGTGGAAACACAGATTATTTAATAGCAGAAGGAAAACAAGAACAAAATTTAATAAATCCTTTGGATTGGTTTAGTGGAAGAAATCAAGAAACAATAAATCAAATACAAGAAGGAAATTTACAAGGAACACCTTCTAATAGTCCTACTGGTCAATTTATAAAAGGTGTTAATAATAGAAACAATGCATTAAATGAGTTAATGAAACAAATGTAATGAAACTAAAAAAGCTGGTCAAACAAGCAATTAAAAAACCAAAGCTTTTTACTAAAGAAGAGCTACTCTATTTTAAGAGATGGCTATATCTTAAGAAACAAACCAAAGCTGCTAAAATCATTAAAAGGAAAGAGGAAAAAGACTAATGGCTACTGACGCTAAAGCCCGTCTTAAAGAAATAATTGACTCTTATCTTGAAAGAGATGGAGGAGCTTCAATTGATACAGGGATTGTGGCTTCACATTTAGCTCAGATGAGGCTTTTCGGTATACGTCAAGGAGTTGAATTTTTTCCTGCTCAAGATAACTTTGGCAATCAAAGAAAAGATTTTATAGATCGAGTAATTAAATATAATCAACTTGAGTCTCGTTTAGACTCGATATGGGATTACTTTTTATGTGATGGACAAGGGTTATTTTATATTCGTCCTACAAATAATAATTATCGTCTTTATTATTTCCGTAAGCATGAATACAGAAGTTACTACAGTGTGGATGGGGAATTAGATGAAGTTGTAATTATCTATCATTACAAAGTAAGAAGAAAATCAGGTACTGAACAGCCTATTGCAGATTCTGCATTAACAGGACAAGACCCATCTCAAAGACATGGAAGAAAGAAATTTATTCGTTTATCCATTAAAAGAAAAGTTATAAGTGAAACTCATTCAGATCATGAGATTACTTTTGATGCTCCTTATCCATCAATGCCAGGTAAGACGAAAGAATTTGATAATACTTTAGGTTTTATTCCTTGCGTAGAAATTTTTAATAACCCAAAAGGGTTTTCACACGACGGTTCTGGAGAGTTTGATGCATTAGCTAATCATATTTGTACTCATGATGAAATCGTTTCTACCATGAGAAAGAACGTTACTTTCTTTGGTAATCCAACATTACTTTCATCAAGACCAAAAACAGATCTTGTGGAATCAGGTGGAGATGCAAATATACAACGTCCTTCGATTGCAGCTAACTCAGGTTTTGTAGGTGTAGGAGCTATGAGTGCTTCTCGTTATAAATCAGATCCTGTATCTCGTGGTGTAGATGGACAGATCAGAGTACCAAGAGTTATTGCAAACTTAGAACCAAATGATCGTGTAGGTTATATCGTTCCTGATGCTATTACTGGAGATCAAAATGCTTTTTCTCGTCAATATAGAGAAGAGATAAGAACTGCATTAGGTGGTGTTGATGAACTATCTATATCAGCAGGTGTAACAGCTACTGAATATAAATCATTATTTGGACGTGTTGCAGCTACTTCTAAAAAGAAAGCAAAAAGTATATATGACTATGGTTTATCTCGTTGTCTTGAGTTAATACTTTTCCAAGAAGAACGTCTATTTAGAGATTCACTTGCAGCTGCTGCAGGTATAGAAAAACCAATGGATTTACCTGATGGTGCTAGTAATGAAGAAAGAGGCGCATATGAAGGTGCAATGGGGATGTATGAAGATCAAGTCAAGCAATTAATGATGGCTTGTTTGCAAACTGAACAGATACCACCAGGGGTTATGGGTTTAATTCCTGATGGTGACGTTACTATCCAGTGGCGTTGGCTTGGGCCAGTCTATGAGGACTCGACCCAAGATACGCTAAACAACTCAATTGTTGTAAGAAACTTACAAGAATTAGGGGTAGATAGCATAGAAGCACTGAAATATCTCTTTCCGTCCAAGACGGATGAGGAAAGAGCAGC